CTCCTTATTGTAAGCCACATTCAAATTCAATAAGCTCTACAGCAGCACACTCAGGATCAGCAGCTTGAAGTTGATAAAAGAATGGCACAACAACTTCAGCATCATCAAAAGTAAATGCTTTAGTTGTACTCGGTGCAAGACCATCAATGGTATATGTTACCACACCAGCGGCACTTACATACACAGCGAATTCATGAATCTCACCATCACCAAAATCATCAGTAGTATCAGTCGTTATAGTACTTCCACCATTCAAGATAGTCTCAATATTAATATTACCAGAAATTGCATTCAACGCTGCCATTTCATCATAGTTATCAATAGCAATATTATATGCTTCAACTTTACGAAAACCAAATGCACAGTCATCAGTACCACTAACATCATCAATATAGAATTTCATCTTTGCATAAAATGCAGGACTTGTTCCAACTACAAAGACACCACGGTTAATTGCACTAATACCAAGACAATATTCAACACCATCATTCTCAGTTTCATCCTGAATGATATTTAGTCCATATGTACCAGTTGTTGGCGCAAGAATAGTCTGTGTTCCAATCACATGATATTCCCAAATACTGTTATTTAACATACAAAGATTCTCATCCCCTTCTGTTCCAGTAGCAGCACCAGCACCAGTCTTCTTCACACAAACAGGCGTAGCATCAAAGAACTCATGTATGTAATAACTATCTTTTATTTTAATTGCTCCATCAGATTCAATTCCTCCAGGCATATGAGTACTAAGTCCATCACCGAGAGTATCAAAAAATTTTCCTTCTCCAGTCATAATTTTTCTCCTTATTCATCAAGCTCTATCATTTCATTTATTTCTTTTTCAAGAGCGGTTGGTTTAGGAGTCTTTTTCCTTGACCCCTTTGCTTTAGGAAATGCAGGTTTTTTACCCTTCCCGGTCTTATTATCCTCATTGCCTTTAAACTTATCTTTGTCAATCCCCATCACAGTATATACTTTTTCTGCTGCTTCATTAAGTACCTCTTGGATGGAAACGTCATCACTTTTTGTCTTTGCAATTTGACTTGCTATCTGTGCCACATATGGTTTAATATGAGACAGTGCTGGATTATCCTTATAGAATGTATCCCGAACATTTTGCAACTGCTGCTGATTTGTTATCGTCTGATTAATCATTCCTGGTGCAGTCTTTTGTAAATACTCAACAGCCTTATTAACACTTTGTTCATTTGCTTTAGCTTGGAAGAGTTTAAATGCTGCAACTTCTTTGTCATCCCATTCAAATTCTTTCTGGAGATTTTTAAACTCATCAGATTCGTAAAGATCAATAGTTTTTTCTTCCTCTTTTTGTTCTGCTTTTGATTCTTCCTTCTTAGTGATTGAACCAACAATTTTCATCAACTCTTCATTCTGTGTTCTAAGCCGTTCTATTTCAGGAACATTATCGGTATTATTAGCAGAATCTTCATCCTTTTCACCATCTTCTCCATCAGCATCTCCTTCTGAATCTTCTTCTGAATCTCCTTCCTCATCATCAGTTTCTTCAGTTTCTGTATCGCCTTCTTCGCCTTCTCCCTTTTGGTCATTATCTTCAGTGTCATCATCCCCAACTCCTCCATCAAGATCAGAGTCATTTTCTTTTACTCCAGGATTTAACATTGCATCCATTTCATTTGCAAGATCATCAGCCATAAAAACCTTTTTTAATACTTTTTCCCATCTGTTTTTAAACATCATCTTCTCCTTCTACTGACTCTCCCTCTTCCAGTTCCAGTTCTAAGTCAGTAGCTTTATTAATTATCATATCAAGAAAGAGTTGCTTCATTTCAATCAAGTTTCTCTTTCTTCCTCGAAACATATCATACTGACGACCAGTATAATGTGAATCAAAATCATCAAGCATTATTGTTGTCTCTTCGATTCGGAGATTCAACTCTTTGAGATAATCACTGTGGATGGAGCTATCAACAAAAAGTTGAATATCATTCGGAGAACTTACTATATCTCTCATCTTACACCTCCAGTCATTGGAACAATATTTCCTGCTTGAGTTTGTTGCGATACTTGTTCATTCGACATAGCCTGGCCTTGAAAGTCTCCCCCACGTCTAACAAAATCATCTACATTCTTAGCACCAGCTTCTTTTGCAATATGTTTGAATATCTTTACAATGTCTAAATGTTGATTAAGTTCAGGAACTCCTGCTATTGTTTCAAACATCCTGAGCCATACTTCAGAACTATTACCACCCGGAACACTACCATCTCGTACCAGCACATCGTAGTTAATATCAAGCTGACTTGGACTTATTTTCATCCTACCACGACTAATACTGTGGCTATATTCTTCAAGTAGTGTTTCAGTCCAACTACCGTTGATCTTCACATACATATCATCTGTCATCATTTGCTGTGTATGATCTGCGAAGAATTCTCCAATGTCTTGCATAGCCTGAAGGCCAGTTACTTTTGCAAGCCGACCAAGCCTTGTAATGCCGCCACTTGCAGTACCTTGGAATTCTGCCTTAGTAAGTCGTTCTGGCCCAGAACTGCGTAAACTTCCCATATTCATTGAATCAACACCACCGATTTTTTCCATTCCCTGGACAATGAAACTCGAATCTGCTACATGACCCCGAGTTACATCATTAATATTAAGTTGATGTACAGCATCTTTGATCTTGCCCTGTCCCCAAGCAGGACGCCTCATCCTTACGAGGCCACCATACTTAGCTGCTTTTAAATCATTGGTGTTGATTAAATATGGATCATAAATATGTGTATTGTTTACTGACTTTCTAACGTTGGCAATATGTGCATTAAGCATCCAATCCAAGACTCCTTGCATACCACCAAGTACTTCAAGCCTACTTGCTACTGTATCCATCAAAATCCGGTGCAGTTACAGCAGTTGGAAATTTGTCATGATTAAACTCAGCAGGACGAGCCGTGATTAGTACTGCATCACTGGCAAGTCGAAAGAACCATTTTTCTGGCCTATCACTGGAACCAAGTCCCCAATCTTGTGGAATGATCTTGACGTACATAGCTATCTCGGTTATTGGAGTAAAAGCATTATTTATACTCTTTCCTGAGCCAGTCTTGATATTCCTACCTGAGTTATCAGTACTATATATACTTGTTCCTTTAAACTTTAATTCTTTCAAATATTGTACATTAAATAAATCCTCATCATTCCCTTCCTCAGTTAGAAGATCCATATAGTTTGTATCACTTGCCCAGCCAACAAACGCACCGTCTTGAATTTTATCTGCTGCTACATTTGGATCAGGCAGATATCGGTAAGGATCAATGTTTATCAAAGCATTACCTTCAAAGTTTCCTCTGGAATGAACTTTCCAAATTGGTGCCACAACCCCGATTCCGTAAACAAAAGCATCTCGAAACATCAGCATCTCGAAACATCGTATGTAGGTTAAGCATAACTTTGAACTTGTTACAATGAAGATTTACAACCTGCTCCATTAAGATGCTGCCCATAACATCATCAGGACTATAACCTTCATAACGAAAAAGAGGCTCACGAAAAAATGCTCCCATCATATATGACAACAATGTTTCAAGAATCGCATAGGAGTATGGGAAAACAATACTAACAGGTTTTCTATCATCAACATCTTTTACTTTCTTCTCATCTGAGTCAATCCGTTTGTATGCAGTAAGGAACTGATCTTGCTCATTCCAAGATTCAAATCGACTTGACATTATGCTTGCAGATTCTGTTGCCCGTTCTAAGATCTTATTCTTTATCTTCTCATGGAGAGCACTTCCAGGCTTGAGATCCAAGTTGTTTGGATAATCATAATTGAAGTCTTTCTTCGTAAGTTGTACTATATCCTCTGTTGCGGTATTTCCATATAGTAGTGGTGGCATAATTTTTCCTTTATATTATACAATATTCATCTGCAAGAATTGCTTCATCTTCAAGTTCATCAAACTCATCTGGGAGGTCTTCATCATCAGACGGATCGAAGAACATTGCTTGATCATCCATAACTTTATTTATATAACTAAGAGCATCTATAATATCTTTTCTTTTACTTTTCGGATGCCATTCTAACTGACTCTCAAGTGCAGTGCAATTACTTCTGTTATGATACATATAACCAAGACGATAGTTTGGGGCTAGGGTTGAAATCCTTTGATCTTTGTCACCCTTAGCATTTAGTTCTATATAATATGGGTAGATTCCCCGAACTCGCATCTGATTCTGCAACGGTTGGCTAATAAATTCATGTAACCCTGTAACCTCAACAGCAAGTATCATGGCATTGTGGAGAAGTACTGCGCTGAAGATTGCCTCATACAGTTCATCTGGCCTTACCTTTTCGGCAAAAACATCTCTTACGAAAATCTTTCCACTGCTGCGACTTACACTGACAGTTACGACAGCAGATTCAGCAGCTTGTAACTTCACTGTTCTTGCTGGATCAACGAGTATAATAGTCACAAGATCTTTAACCCAAATCTTTTCATATTCATCACTGTCCCCAGTATCGTTCACCGAAAGAACACCAAGTACTTCTTTTGGTACTCGAAGATAATCTCCCATTTCTTCAAAATACTTAAAGTATTCAACCTTAAATATCGCATCTTCCTTCGAGATTGGTATGTTCATATATTCCATATAGAATAAATCTGTTTTAGAAGGCTCCATGTTTTTGTGTTCTTGATAACTTTGTTTAATCTCCTCGGTGGTCATATAATTAGGATCAAAAGTATTAAAGTTTTCATCACAAATACTGAGTACTTTATCCTCAGTTGATACTTTTAACCAATCATCTGCATCAATAAGATTTTTAAGCAAACTATCTTCATGTTTCACAGTATCAATGTAAAGGAACTCTGCTGGGTCGCCAAATTTAGATTCTGTTTTCATCAAATCTGAAAAGAACCAAAGAGCAAGTTTTTCTCTTTGCTCATCGCTACGAACAAGCTCAGTGCTTTCAAGATCATCAATTACAATAAGCCCAGGGCGGTGACCCATCCAGTTGAGCCCCCGCACCTGTTGCCCAGCACCACGAGGGAGAACAAAAACATCCCCATACGCCACCCAACTCTGTTTGCTAAAACTATCTCTCCAACCATCCTTACTGAATTTGATATCTCCAAACATTGTTCGAATCAGATCGGATTGTTGGATCATTCTTTTTATACTTTCCGTCTGCATTTCAGCACTACTTGCACTATTTGACAAATATATTATGAAGTGCACCTCACGGAAAAGAATTGCTTTTATTACTCACCTCACGGAAAAGAATTGCTTTTATTACTCGTAACTTAGCCAAGGTAGTCTTTCCCAGTCCACGTGGAGCAGCAATTGCTTTCTTATTATGCTTTGCATCAATCACTTCAAATATCTTATGATGGAGAATAGAAAAATCACTTTTCACTTCTTCTGGAAAAAGTGTCTTGTCAAACGTCATTGAGCTGTTCATACAACTTAATATTAATTCTTCTATTTCTGGATCATTCTTATCAAACATTATTTCTGACTCCCACTGAATTTATTCATCGATTTATTTATGAGACTGCCCATATATGGGGCAGCAAAGTAAAATCCAAGAATAAGCATAACAGCACCATTCATCTTTTCAGCAAATACTCCAATCACCTGGGCAGACTCAATAATTCTTTCTGGTGCTGGAGTCCATATAGCAGCAACACTGAGAAAC